TTCGCAAGCAGTTCAGAGAATCCTTGGTTCGGTCCACACACGCCCCCGTCCGTCACCCAAATGACTGGAGCAGACGAGTGTTGGCGATGCTTCACGCCCCACTCAAGCGCAGGGAAGTCCACACCGTTGCCTGAACCCATGTCGGGGAAGTCGTGGTCAGACACCATGCGACCCTTGTCGGCAAGCACCCATGCGTTCGGTGCGCCGTTGCAACCGTCCACATCGGAGTATGCGATGACGGTACACCCTGGACTTGCATCAAGCATTTTGCGAACATCGTTGCGAGTGAGTGTCATAGAGCCTGAAGCGTCAATGACGACCACGCCACCCATGCCACGCCTCTTGTTGTCAAAGATGCGCTTCTGAGGGTCGCTCATGTATCGGTGCAGTCGGCGTGGAGAGCGACCAGTATTGGATGCACTGCGCTTCTTGCCGAGGTTGCCCTGAGTCAGAACCGTGAGTGGCAGACGAGAGACGACCAGTTCACCCCAATAGGGTGCGCTCGCCCTGCCCATTCCGTCAGGAGACACCTTGGTAATCTTGTTCAGGTATTCCTTCTCGGAAAGTGGCTTGGGTGCGTTCTCGCCCCTGTTGTCGTGGGCGACAGTAATGGTGTCCTCGTCCTCAACAGCAACGGCACTGCCCTTCTTGCTGTCCTTGCTGTCCTTGCTGTCCTCTTCCTGAACATTCTCGGGTGGCATACCAGCGAGCCTGTCCACCCATTCAGCCAGTTTCTCGGTGAAGCCGAAGCCGACTGGAGCGAGACCACTCCTTCTGTCTGTTCCCGTGGAAGCGAGAAAGCCCGTTCGGTGAGCCTTCTCCATTTCCTTCACTGCTCGCTTGGAGATAGAGAGCAGAGCCTTGCCCCACATTCTGTTGTGTCGGCGCACACCGTTCAGGAACGGCTTGTTGGATGCAGTGCCAGCAGTGGCGACAGCCATGTGAACAGCACCCTTCCAGTCATTCGTGCAGGCATAGCGTTCACCGTCAGCAGTCTCAGTTCCGTCAGTGAGGTGAGTCTCCACATCAAAGCCAGCCTTCTGACAGAGAAAGTTCACTCGCAGTTCCTCGCACACGACCATAGCCTTGACGCTTGCGACCTTGCGAGCCTGCCACTGCTCCCACTCTCCAGCAGGAGAGACCTTGGCATGCATCATTTCGTGCGCTCGGATAGCCCTTGCCTGAGGAGTGTCTGCCTTGGGTGCGAGCATCGTGCGCTCGGTGATAGAGGTTGCAGGGATGCCACGCCTTGCCTCGCAGTCGTGAACATCCCACGCACCGTTCTCGGTGTCCTCTCGGTGAATCCACTCAGGCTCAGCAGTGTGGAGACCAATGTCCTCGGTGTCGTAGATGCTCATCAGCGAACACCGTCCACTCGGATAGCGTCCAGCACATCCTGAGAGCGTGAGCCGAAGATGACACGGCTTGCGTTCTCGTCACCCAACTGCTTACGCAACTTGTCGTATGCCATGAAGGTTCGGAGCGAGATGCGCCTCTTGCCTGCGTCACACATACGCACTGCGTACTTGCGAAGGTCGGGAGACAACTTGGCGAGAGCAGTCGGATGAGGCTCGTTGATTCGGATGCGAACGGGGAAACGGTCAGCCAATGCAGTCGGCAGTTCTTCCATGTTCTCAATGTTCGTGGTCATCACGGCAGAGAACCCGTCCTTGGGTCGGTGGATGCGACCAGTCTCGGGATGCTCCCACGATGCAGACTCAGGTGAGTCAAGCATGGCGAGCAGGAGTGCGAACACATCGCCCGATGCCTTGTCCACCTCATCCACGATGAGGCGACCACCACGGATGCCGTTGCCTTCCCATGCCTTGAGAGCCGACCCTGCGACCCATGAGAACTTGCCGTTCCCGTCAGGCATGAACGCTCCAGTCACATCCATGCTCGTCATGTCCTCGGTGCAGACCAGTCGGTGTGCGCCTGCCTCGGTGTCTCCGAAGTGGAGACCTGCGTATGTCTTGCCCGTTCCAGCAGGACCGAAGAGGATGACTCGGTCAATGCCAGCGTTCAGGCAGTCCTGAACATCCTGCCAGCACTGAGGAAGGGGGGAAGGTGTCGGGCTTGCGCCCATGTCGGAGTTGGTAATGTTGCTCATGTCATCAGTGTGGCTTGTAAGACTTGAGACCACAACCTGTCCGTCAAGATTTTTCTGACTTTCTGTCGGCATCGGCATCACGCACTTCCCATAGACCCTTCTTGACCTTACGGAAAGTCGGTGACTCTTGCAGGAACTTCAGGGTGGTGGGATAGGAGAAGCCTGATACCTCTACTATCTGCTCAGTAGTGAACTGCTCAAAGAGGTGGTCTTTCGCCCATTCCAATAGAGCGTCATACTTGTCGGCTCGCTTGGTGAGAGCAGAGGTGTTGGACTCCATAAGAAAGGCGAGAGTCTCGGGGGGAACAAGGCGCACAATACGCATAGGGACGCGACCCAACCATGCGGGGCGTCCGAACTCTTCTATTGCTTCGGCGACCATTTGTATCGCCTGCTCAACCGTCACTTCCACGGGCGTTCCTCCATGCACGACACACACGCCCAAGAGCCTGGCTCAAAGTCGTATGGCTGTCGCCAAGTGTAGGTCGCCTCAGGGTCGTCCTGACCACACCATGTGCATTCCTTATCCACATCGGGGTCATCGTTCGTCTCTAGGTGTTGGTAGTTGCTCATGCCTCCAGTGTGGCATTTATGAGTGGTAGTCACAACCTCATTCTAGAAAGATTTATCCGACTTCAGGGGGTGTGTCATAGTTTCGCCGGAGCCCCGTGTGTTATTCTGTATTTTCACAAAAGTTATTTGGACTTGTTCCAGATTCGCTAGGAAGGTTATTCCATATGAGAAAGAAGAACTATCGCAATCGCGGGGCTGAGCCAAAGCAGTATGTAGAGCCCGAAGTTGTAGAGGTTGAGGTCGTCGAGGACGTCCCAGTCGCAGAGAAAAAATCCAAAAAATCTGCGAAGGCTGCCGCAGCAGCAGAGACCACAGAACCAGAAGTTGTACAAGAAGTTGTACAAGTTGAGGAACCATCAGAGTCAGAGGCTTCAGGCGACTCTGCTGAGTAAGTCAAAAATCTGACTTTCTTTAGGGGTGTGTCAGGGTTTCCGCCACCGTAAGGCTTAGAAAGGCTCAGGATTTTCGGCACGCCATCTGAGGGCGTCCACCACATTTTCCCGAAATCCTTCCCATGCTTGGTCACCTTCGAGGATGTACTGGGCGAGCCACACAAGGTCTGCATCCGTGGCATCGTTGATAGCCCACTCCAGCCAGCCCCGTGTTTCATCAGTGGCATCTTCAAGCATGACCTTGGCTTCGTTTCTCAAAGCAGTTGGTCCATAGGAGACCGAGGTAAGCCTTCCGTACACAATCCACTCCAGTGAGTCCTGTATTGAAATGCCCGACTGGCGTCCGACCTCTGCAATCTCTGAGTCAGACCCGTTGTCAAGGGCATGCTCTTCAGACTCAGTCAGTGAATCCTCAAAGACGATGTAGCAGTTGGAGAGGTCCAGGATAGTCCCGCTTGTTGCATCCACGATGATGGTCATGAGTGCGCCTTTCCATACTCACCGAGGTCTCCAGTTCGGTAGGTCGGCGAGAAGACGGGTCCGTAGCCGTGCTCGTCAAGCAGGTTGCTGACCATCTCTAGGCACTCGCCGTCTGTTGCGAGTTCTCCGTCGATACGCAGGATACGGATGATTTCCTGAATGATTTCTTCGGGTGTCACGAGATTTCCTCCACATCCCATGGATGGGTATCCCAATCTGCCTGACCGTCAAGGTCAAGTTCTTTGAGTTGAGCGTCGTCGTAGGAGTGGTAGATATCCACAGCCTGCTCCTTCGTCTCAGCCTCAATCTCGTAATCGTGGTTGATGGATTCGGTGACCCGAACTAGAAACTTCTTCATACCCTCAGTATGGCTTGTAAGACCTCAGAACACAACCTCTGCTGGGTCATCTACCAAGCGAATGTTTGTGCGCTGAACCCAACGGGAGCCAGTCCCGGCGAGAGGGGTAACGAGTAGGTCTAGATGTCCGTAGCGATACCGAGCAGAGGTGATGACCACGGGAAAGTCCAAGCCGTTTTCGGTGATGAAACCTCGGCAGTTCTTGTAAGCCTCGTAGTTCACTTTGCCTGAGTTGTCACGGGCAACGGGATAGTTATGTGCTGTTTTCATGAGACCAGTTTGGCGTCTATCAGGGATAACAACAACCTCGACACACCCTTTTATTGAGTGACGACGGACACGGGTCGAAACCCGGGGCTGCGCCCTTGGGTGGGTCGGGGAGAAAGAAAGGAGAAACCCCGACCCACCCTTGGGGTCACCCGAGTTGGTTTCAGGTGACCCCTCGCTGGGGGGCGATTACTTGATGAGTCTTGCGACACCCTTGTAGGTGCTGGTGCTGACGAACTCCTCGTCAGACATGGTGAGGATTGCGATTGCGTTCTCCAACTCCTCAATCTCCTGCTTGACCTGCCACACGGGGGGAAGGTTGTTGTCCTCCTTGGGGAAGGCGAGATTGGCTGGCAGGGTCACCATGACCTGTGCCTCGTCTGTCTCGGAACGCCAATTTCGGTTGTTGGACACGGAGGTCACCTTTGCCTTGCCCGACTTGATGAGGTCAAGGATTTTGGCTTCCCACTCCTTGACCGACTTCTTGTGGTCGGCTTCTGCCTTGTCGTGTGCCACCAACTGCTTCTGCCGTGAGGCGAGTGCTTCGGTGAGTGCGGTCATAAGTTTTACCGTCTTGACCTTGACGCTGATTGGCTTGTTGTTGCTCATGTCTCCATTGTGGCTTGTAAGGGAGTGGGCAACAACTCTTTCCCACAGATTTATCTAGAAAGTTTCTTGGCTCATAGGTTGTGAGGCATAACGCTAAACGCCATACTGATTACATGAGCAACACAATCACCAAGCGAGACACGGACTGCCTCGCTTACAGCAACAACGAACACGCCTTCTTCATCATTGAGGGTGCGTACCTCGCTTCCAGTCCGAAGAACAGTTCTGCCGTTCAGTTCTGGTCATACGACATTGCCAACGGCACTCTCACCGTTCAGTACAAGTCGTCACCGACTTTCTACCGATACGAGAGCGTTCCGTTTCAGGTCATCTTTGACCTCATGCTGGCAGACAGCCTCGGTCAGTTCATCGCAAAGGTGGTGAAGCCGAACTATTCGGTGGCGTGAGGTTGTCGTTCCGACACTTACAAGCCATAATGAAGGCATGAGCATGATTACCCAAGAGCAACTAATCGGGTGGGCGAGAGAGATAGACGCTCAACTCCCCATTCCAACCGAACCCGAGGACACCACGACACCGTTGGATTTCGGCAGGACAGGCATTGTCGTTATGTCCGACAACGCCCCACTCCTTATCGCAGTAGGCGATGACCCGTTCGCACTCTTGGAGAGCGATGAGGTGCGTGTGTTCGCCCGTGGATACGGTGCGTTCTTCATGGTCACTTACGGTGGCGTAATCCAACAGGACATGGAGACAGGAGATACGGAGGCGCACATCGCTCGCTGTATCATGGGCATGACCTACAACGGAGTGAACACGGCTCTCATGCGCTTCTTGGACAACGACCACATTGAGGTGGACATGGAAGGCACGGGCGCAGGCTCGGCACACGAAGCCATGTTGGAGGTGTTCGCATGAACCCGTCAGAACTTCTCGCCCGTATCGCAGAAACAGCGAAAGAGACGAAGTTGGAACTGTGCCAAGAGCACGGGGGCCCCGCCGATGGTATGCCCATCTTGCTTGGTCTTGACCCCGTGGGAACACCGTTCATGCTTCCCGATGTGCTGGAAGGACACCCGACAGACAACTTGGCTGTCATTCTGAACCTGCTTGCTCAGAAACTCAACGAGAAGAATGAGACGATGAAGTGGGAGTGGCTCGCCTACATTGTTGAGGGTTATCTAAACGACTCTCCGACTGTGGAAGAACTAGATGCCCATGAACGGGGAGACTACGAACGGGACTACAAGAACAACCCTGCTTCCACGGTCAAGGAAGGACTCATCATCACATTGTTCACATGGGAGGGCGAGTCAGCCTGTGCGACCATCGTGTACCACTACGGTGACGATGGTATGCCCGTGTGGGAGAACACGCTGGAACCCGATGAGGAACCACAAGGCTTGGTTCCCGACATCTTCCGTGATTTCCGTACCTTCTGTCATTACGAGGGCGACATGAACGCTGTCCTCGCAAGCCGAGAATAGGTTTCCACCACCGTGAAGTCTAAAGAAAGAGCGATAAGGCACGTTTTCTACGGCTTAGTGCTGTCGTATGCCGTTCTCTTTCCGAACCTCCACCCGGGGCTCACGCTCCTGTGCGTGGCAGGGTCGGTGTACGCCTACACGGTTGCGTTCCGAAACCTACAATAAATCTTTCCCGACAGGTTGTTGCCTCGCCCCTTAGAAGCCATAATGAAGTTGTGAGGGCAACACCCTCCGAAATACATAGCAACCACTTCGGTTGTATCTATCGTTTGGCAACGCTAAGGCTCTTCGGATTGATAAGGCTCTTCTGCGAAACTTTGTTCTCCTAGGGAACATCGTCACTCCAGCAACCCGTCCTCTTCTCCGCAATCCGTCCGCCTCTCGCCAGTAGATACAGCCAGCCGACGGGCAAGAGGTGGGAGGGTCGCTCCCTCGGCTGTGTGTTTCGTAGGGTGTTGCGCTCACAGGAAGGAAACGAAATGGATACTCTGTACGACATTGAGTGTAAGCAGAAGTACGAAGAGATGTTGGCATCGGAGCCCCGAGAACCTGGCTATTCGCCGTCTCAACTGTTCTCTGTCATGGTCGTCATGCGCTGTAGTCGTGAGAAGGCTAAGTCCCTCATTGACAAGTACGCAAGTGAACTTGACTGGTCAGAATGTACTTGGTGCGAAATGCGGGACTACTTCATTCTCTGTACCTCATAAGCAAACTTTCTTGTTGCCGAGGTTGTGGTCTCACTCACTACAAGCCATAATGAAAACATGATGACGCAGATAGAAGCAGTAGAACAGAGCAACACCGACACACTCCCCGAATACCGAGTGCTGTGTGACGGGTTGGAAATCCAAGACAAGAGCGCACAGATGACTGTGACCGTCAAGAAGTACCGAAAGATGTACGAGAGGGTCAAGGGCGACACCTACGCCACATGGACAGTCATGGTGAACATCACAGATGACTGTGGCAAGCCGTTCCATTCGTGGGGCGTATTCATGCTCACGGCAAGGTCAAATGGGTGGAGCCTGTTCGGTGGGGACTACTTCCACACCGAGGAAGAGGCACTCACTCGCTATTACGAAAGGGGTGGTGAGTGAGGTTGTTATTCCAACCCTTACAAGCCATACTGAACACATGAACAAGATGAACAAGAAACTTCAAGAACTTCTAGACCTTGCCGTAATCAACGGCGTGACCGTGGACGAACTTCTCCGAGAGAAGGAACTGGGCGCAAAGGTGGACAAGCCGTTCACTCTCGCACTCAAGTTTGACCGACTCCAAGAGTTGGTGGACTTCGTGAACAAGAACATCGCAGGTTGCGTGTGGCGAGCAGACGGGCTTGACCCTGAGTTCGGGACTCGCGGAGGAGCGAACTGTTATGTCATTCGTGGCGAGACCTGTTCCAAAGCAGAGGAACTCCGAATCACCAATCCTGACGGTTCACTCGCTGTGGAAGGCAACAAGCCCGAACAGTTCCGTGAGTGTCCACGCTGTACGCACTTCATTCCCAATGACGAAACGCCCGGGGCTTACCCCGGAGCCATCTCCCGAGTGGACAATGAGACAGAAATCTGTTCGTCGTGTGGCGTTGAGGAAGCACTTCTCCAGTATCAGGGAATCTTGGAAGACTGGCGTAAGTAGGTTGTGACCTGTCGGCTTACAAGCCATAATGAAGGCATGAGCAACACTTTCATCGCCTCAGGCGAAATCACCAACGACTGCCAATGCCTTGTCTACAACGACGGCTCAGGCGACCAATCACTTGACCCCGACTACACCTGTTATGGGGACTGTTGGGAGTTTGCCGTTGAGGACTTCACAATGCTGACAGAGGACTTCCGAAAGACCAACCTGTCGGGTTGGTGGAAGGTCACCGACTTGCGCCTGTGGAACGGCAACACCTCAGGTTACTTCCATGCCGACAATGTGGCAGGACTCATTGAGGGCATGACCGTCCGTTCAGGTTGGACAATGCGCTACGAAGTCTTTGCTGACCGCATTGAGTACTCGCTGTCTCACCATGACGCACCCACGGGGAGCGCAACCACGCTGACCGTTGTCACCGAGGAAGAGGCTGAGAGGTTGGGGCTGTGAACGAAGAGTTCCGCACCGACTATGTCACCCGAGAGTTCGGAGGCTTGGTGGGCAAGACTGTCAAGGCAGTCCGCCCCCTCAGCCCCGCCGAGTGCGCTGAGTTCATGTGGCAGTACGACTCTCAAATGGCATGGCTCATTGAGTTCACGGACGGGACTCTCGCCGTGCCGTCGTGCGACCCCGAAGGCAACGGCAGGGGACACCTGATTATTCTCTGATAAATCTGTGTGGCAGGTTGTCGTCTCTGCCCTTACACGCCATAATGATTACATGAACCACAAACACATCACCGAACAAATCATCACCGATACCCCAATGGAACTTCCACAGGCTGTCCTGTACGGAGTGAACCCACAGGGCGACACGGTGGAACTCGGTCGTTATCCCGACATTTACGACCTTCTCGCAAAGGACTACGACAACGAGAACCTTGTCGGTATCGCAATCCACACAACGGGTTGGGCGGCACCACTCAACGCAGACGGGGAAGTGGAAGGCGCACCTAGCGCACACCCCAATCGTGTCCGTGTTGCGCTTGTCGCCACAATCACCACTCACGGTTTCTGCTCGGCTATCGCCTTCGGTGACGGTCGTGAGACTGTCTTTGAGGAGAACGCCCCTTCGGGTGCGTTGTGGGAAGCCATGAACGACTGCTTGGAAAGGTTGGTGGGGTAATCCCCCACTCGCCCAGCGCACTTCGGGGTAAGTCCCCCGTTGTGCGTGTCGGCAGTCCCGGCGTCCTGAGACACGCACAAGTTTTTTGTCTCACAGGTTGTTACATAACTTCTTAGAAGCCACAATGTACGACCCTTTCCACAGATGTCTGTGGATAAGAAATCTCATTTTTTTTGCGAGGTGAGGTTGCCCCCTAAACGCTTACACGCCATAATGAAGGTATGAAGAAAGCACTAATCATCAAGGCAGACGGAACACTCCCTACCGTCATAGAAATCCCGTCACAGGTGGAGACCTATCAGGTCATCAAGGACACGGTTGCCAGCCCAAACGGGGATTGGTTTGACTGTGTGCGTGGAGAGTCGTTTCACGGCTATGTGAACGACACAGGTCTGATTGACGGACTCCCCATGAACCCGATTGCTTCCATCCTGTTCGGGCAGGTCTTGTGTGGAGATGTAATCCTGTTCGGGTCATACTCTCCCAAGGGCGAGTATGACGGTGACGAGTACGACATTCCCGAATGGGTAGTCGCAAATGTCCGTTCAGCGTTCATGCTGTGGAAGATGAACGCAGACGCTCAGGCGGTCTGGGTATGACCCCTTTCCGCCACCGTCGCTTCATTAGAAAGAAGAAACTCCGTTACCCAGCAGCCCCGCAGCCCGATTGGAAGCGCATAGAGAAGGGCAGAGCAGATAGTGGCAAGTTCACGCCGAACGGGGCCACCGACAGGCAGGCTCGCCTGAACATTCATCAGTATCCCCATGACCGTGCCGACTACGAAAAAAATCCGTTTCGGAATGTTGTGAACCCAACCCTTACAAGCCATAATGGACTTATGAGGGAAGGAGGAATCACCGAGATGAGCAAGTCGCATCGTGTCGCAATGGCACAGGCACTTATCACCGAACTCGCCGAGGCGCACCAGCGTCACGGTGATACGGAAGGCACTCGGCGGTTGCAGGCGATGGTCGCCCGTATGGTCGCCGAACTGCTGTACCGCTAATCGGTAAAGTGCTACCGAGTCAGACTCGGCGCTCGGGGGAGCGTGGCAACAGAATCCCCCCAGCCCCCACGGAGGTTCCCGTGGGCGTTCACGGAGTATGGCTCCGAGGCGCAAGCCCCCCTTGCGTTAGCACTCTGAGTGCCGTGAACCCCTACGGGAGCAACTGTGGTGAGTGGCTCCGCGCGGGACTCAAGCCGTGGGTGGGTACTCCTTTATCTCCCTGCCCACGGCTTCCGCATCACACTCCCACATGGGGCATAATGAGCCCCGAGGTACAACTATGTCTGACACAATCACCACAATCTGCGACAACTGCGAGCGTGAGGTCAAGAGCGTTTACATGGGCGTGGACTTGCCCGATAACGGTCTTTACTTCTCGCCTAACAGCATGGGCTATTACGCAGGCTTCTTTGACAACTTCCCACCTGACGAAGAGGACAAGGATGGGTATTCCATTTGCCACGAATGTGCCGTGAACTTCATGACTGCGTTGCCGGGGCTGGCGAAGCGTCTGCTCCCGTTCGGAGGGGGACACCCGATAAGCGGTCACTACCCTGACCCACCTTGCTGTCCGTGGGCGTGGACATGGGACGAGGAAGCCCCGTGTCCCGAGTGTGGAGCCGTCACGACCTGTCTCGCCAATCACGACATGATGTGGGAAAGACAAAAATGTCGGTGCCTGAGGTTGTCAAACTAACCCTTACAAGCCACAATGGGTGTATGACCAACTACGACGCATGGCTCGAGAAGCCGTACCAAGACCAATACGACGCAGAAGTGACACGCAACCTCATCTGCTCAGAGGACAAGGAAGAGGGCGACCCCTACTGCGACTACGAGGGCGAGGCTGATGCCTGCGTCACGGACGAGTCAAGCGGTAAGCGTTGGTGGTCGGTGACCTACGAGGGCGAGTGTCCGAAGTGCGGTGCCTCTTTCCGACAGACGGAAGGCGACTACGACGACTCCCCCGAGGAGTACTGGTACGGATGAAAATCTACTGGGATGACGACCTAGTTCCAGGCGACTTCCTGGAACACCTGGAAGAGTCGGGCTACAACGAACCCGAGGACTGCGTTTGCGAATGTGGGGAAATCACCGAGGGCGTAGCCCCGTGGTTCCATCTGTCGGCGAACGGGCTGTGGATTCACTACGAGTTCCCGTGCGGGGCTTGCGACGCACAGTCCACCGAGGCGATGGACATAACTGACATCTATGCCCGTTGGGGCGTGAGAAAGTTGGAGAAATCTCTCTGATGAAAGTTGTGAAGTCCACCCTTACAAGCCACAATGATGGTATGACCACCACAACGAAGTACACAGATACCTTTCAGGGCTTGCTTGACTGCGAGTACTACTCCCTCGGCGCAACGGGCGCAGAAGCGTTGGCAGCGATGCTTGACGACTACAACGAGGGTCGCCTCACCGAGTTCCTCGCAGAGCAGGGCGTGACGGACGCAGAGTTCCTCGCAACCGTGAACCGCCTCGCCGTGAAGTGGGCGAGCGAGAACCTCCTCAACTTCCGAATCGGGGTGGACGGGCGATGAACCAGCCAACCGAAAGCATCCTCGCAATCTTGCGAACCTACAAGGGGAAGCGAGTACGCCTTCACCACACAAGTGATGCGTTCACCCGCCTAGTCCCGGGCGACGAAGGCGTCGTCACTTTCGTTGATGACTGCGGGACTGTCCATGTCGCATGGGACAACGGTTCCACCCTCGGACTTATTTACAGAGAAGATAGTTATGAGGTTGTGGCTTAGTCCCTTAGAAGCCATAATGAACATATGGGATTAGACCAATACTTATCAGCAAAAACAGTCGTAGTGGGTGGAGACAGCCCACGAAGCGAGACCTACAACAAAATCCTCACAGCAGTCGGCTCACCGACAACCCGTGAGCGAGTTCTGCCAATGGCGACAGTCACCGTTCAGGTGGGCTACTGGCGCAAAGAGAACGCCATTCACAAGTGGTTCGTGGACAATGTTCAGGACGGCGAGGACAACTGTGCCGAATACTTTGTCGGCAGAGAGCAGTTGGAAGAACTGAAAGAACTGTGCGAGAAAGTTCTCGCAGACCACTCACTCGCAGGCGAGTTGCTTCCCACGCAAGAGGGCTTCTTCTTCGGCTCAACGGAGTTTGACGAGTGGTACTTCACGGGACTGCGTGACACGGTGGAAATCGTGAACCTTTGCTTCTCACCTGAGTACGAGAACTGGGAGTTCACATACCAGTCGTCTTGGTAGGGGCTTTCCGCCACCGTGACCACATTAGATAACACTTCTCCTCGGTCGGGGAGTCCCGCCGGTGATAAATCCTTCCCTCATAGGCTTATCCACAGGCGGGGCTCTCTCAGGGGGTGTGTCAGGGTTGTTTATCCACAGGAAAGTTGTGGATAACTTTCTTCGGTGGAATGTTGTGAGTACGACCCTTACAAGCCACAATGGAGTTATGAGCAACACAGCAACCCTCAAAAAGTCCCTCACGGGGAAGTTCACCTACATTGAGTACACCAACGGCGAGTGCGCCATTATCGGCGAGGACTACATCATGTCGTTCCCTGAGAACAGCACGGCTATCGCAGAGTGGACATACCGACCTGCCGTACAGAACCTTGTGGTCGCCTACAAGAACAGCACCACCACCTACATCTACGAGGGTGTCCCCATGAGCGTCATCTTCGCCATGCTCACAGCCGACAGCCTCGGTGCGTTTATCGCCCGTGAGGTCAAGCCGAACTACGGGGTGAAGGTCTAATGGGCTTGTTCACGACCTACCTCGCCTACAAGGTGGGCAAGCGTGTCGGCAGAAGCGGGGCAGAGCCCGACGAGTTCTTCACGGGCGACCCGACCTGCCTACACTATGACGAGTGTGCCAACGAAGGTGGGTGTCTCAACCGTGCCTGTGAGTTCGGAGAAATCTCGGATGAAGGTTGTTGTTAGTCCCACTAAAAGCCATAATGAATGTATGAGCATCAACGACATTTACGAAAACTGGGACACCCCCGACACCTGCTATTGCCGAGACAACTACGAAGGCGAGTGCCGAGTGTGTGAAAAAGAGGAAGAGGAGGACGACGAGTGACCAAGCGCAAGCGCAGGGTAGAGCAACTGTGCCTGCCCGAAGAACTACCCATGCTGGTTGAGTCGCTGGCTCAGGCGTGGATGCTGGGCGCAGCCCCGAAGGTCGTACAGAACGCCTGTGTCGCAGGCGCACGGTTCGCCGTTGAGTACCTTCGGCGTGTCGGCGTAGAGGCGTGGGCTACGCAGGTGGATGCTCTCGCCCTAGACGAGCAGTCGTACCAAGATGTTCTCGCCAAGCGAAATCCAACTGGCTGGTCGGTCGGGGCTCTCTCGCTGACCACCGTACCGAACACATGGAACGGTCATGTTGTTGTGGAGACGCAGGACTGGTTCATTGACCTGACGGCAGGGCAGATGAGCCGACCACACAAAGAAATCACGATTCTCAACGGGCTGTGTGTCCCAACCGAAAAACTGCTTCACCATGAAAATGTTTGGCAAGGTGAGTGGTATGAAGTCCCGGTATCCCAGGGTCACTACCTGTTCAGGGACGCCGTGGTTCAGAGAGACATCACCACAGCCCCCGACTGGCACGGTGGTCTAGACCTTCTAAAAGATGTTGTAAAACTTACCGACTGAGGTTGTGGTTGTGTTCACTACAAGCCATAATGGGTGTATGAGCAACACCAACATCCAATGCGAATACTGTGGCGAAGTCCCCATTTCGGGAGACTGTCCCCACGGCTGTCACGAGCGTCTCCCGAAGGCGTGGCGCAACGGCAGATACATCTACTGCCTGAGCCACAGCACGGAGCAGGTCTTTGAGTACGAAATCATCTACAAGGGCGACCCTGCGCTGTCCTACGGTAAGCGCAAGTGCGACTGGTGTAAGAAGGTGCTGGCATGAGCAGGCGCAAGCACATTGCCCAAGACAAGTGGTGCGAAGCCGACAGGCAAGCGTTCGCTGACGGAAATCGTCTAAGGGCGACCACCATTCCTGACAAGCGCAAGAAAGCAAGCCGAGAAGCCTGCCGAGCATGGAGGCCCCGATGATAGGCACGCTTGCGTTTATCTGCTGGTTGTCTATTATCGCTTATGCCATACACAAAGGAGTCTGAGCATGAGCGAGTATCTAGGAATGTTTGCGGTTTGTAGCCTGCTGTTCTTTGCGGTTTCGTACATCATCAAGAACTGGTAGACTCGGGGCTCATGGCACGATACATCTGCGAAATCTGTGATGCCGAAGTAGACCCCAAAGCATCTAATGTCTTACACCTTGTGACCGTTTGGGTAAAGGGCGGGTCTAACAGCATCAAGAAAACCGAAACACAGCATTATCGTTTCGTTCACGACTTCTGCCAACGCCCCGCGAATGAAGACCAACTTTCTTTGTTCTAACCAAATAATGTTGTAAGACAGGTTGTTGTTCTAACCACTAAACGCCATAATGAGTGTATGGATAACTACAACATCACCCTCAATAAGAATGAGTTGCGTGTTGGTGGTCGGAAGGTGGCAACCGTGTCAAACTTCCCTGCCTTGCGTGACGCATTGTTCTCAAACCTGACACGACACGAAGCCGTGTACCTCGCTGTTTCACTTCTCGGTGAAGCCCGAACTGCCGAAATCGCCAAACTGCTTGGCGAGGACAAGGCAAACACTACGAAGCGTTTGGAAGCACTCGTAGATGACGGCAGGCTGACAATCGTGGAAACGGCAAACCGAAAGCCGGGACCGGGTCGCCCCTCTCGTGTGTGGGCGATAGCCGACTAAGGCTTTCCGCCACCGTAAGGGCATTAGAAACACACAACCTTCGGGGGCGAAGCCCCGCGCAGAGTTTGTTAGTTCGCAACGATTGTTGTTTAGCATCAGTTGTGGATAAACCTGTGGATAACTTTATGGTGGTCAAGGTTGTTGTTTCTACCATTACAAGCCATAATGGGTGTATGACCGATTACGACTCATGGCTGGAACAGCCCTACCAAGACCAATACGCATGGGACGACCTGTGCGAACAGTACGAAGGTACTGACCAACACAAGGAAGACCTTGCCGAGTGGCTTGCGGAGAATCCCGACATGAAGGCAGAGGACTTCTGGGACTACTGCGAGGACTTCGTGAGAAGGTGGGCAGACCGATGAACCAAGACGACTTTGACCAAGACCCCGAGGAGAGCCCCGAGTTCGTTCCCGTAGAGGAGAGCGAGGATGAGGAGTTTGACCCGTTCAGCGACCCGAACTACCATGCCCCCAACAGGTGTAGCGACCCTAACTGTTGGGAGTGTGATGACGACGATGACGGGGCTGGCTCGGAGAAGTTCCCAGGCGAGGACATTTGGTGGAAGACCAACGACAAGTGGAACAAATAATCTTCATGGAATGTTGTGATTCTGACTCTTACAAGCCATAATAGAAGTATGAGTGCTATGAAACGAATCACCGAAATACTGGACGACATGTTCCGTCCGATGTGTCCCAAGTGCGGGTACATCCCCAAGAACAAGCCCGAGGGCTACTGCTTCTACTGCGAAATGGCAGGAGACTGGTGCCAGTGCGATGTGTCTGACATGTGTAAGTGCGACTGATGCCGAACAGGTGGTCACACAGGTGTTCGGGGTGCGGCGCAGCCCCGATAAACGGTTTCTGCCCGTACGGGTGCGAGGAGTTTCTCTGCGGAGACTGCGCCCAAGACGAAGCCTATGCCGAAGAACTGCGGGGCTACCCGCTGGCGCAACTACCCCCGTGCGACCGATGTGGAAATAAATAGGTAAATCTTTCTCAACAGGTTGTGGTCATAACTACTAAATGCCACAATGAAGATATGAACGAAGAAACCTTCCCCATCATCAAGTGCGTCACCGAAGAGTGCGAGAACATGACCGACATGGTCGTCTGCGAGGACTGCGTGGACAGAATGCTCCCTGCCTACGAGCGACACCTAGAGAGGCAACAGGGGCTGTAAGCCCCCTAGTCGCCGTTGTGCTACATTCTCACCAAGCGAGGTGAGACTATGAGCAATGGCAGAATAAAGGGCAAGAAGTACGGCGGTCTGTTTGACTGGAGGCGTAAGCCGACCACACGGACTGGTGCGAAGAAGCGGAAGAGCAAGTAATGCCCGTTGGTTGGGGCGGCAGCCCCGGTGCAGAAGAAATGACTGGCGACTTAGCGCAATACACCAAGTACTTTGCTCTCCATGACCTTGACTTTGACATCATGTACAGGTCGGGGCTGTGGAGTGTGACGGTTTGGGGAAAACGAGAAATCCCACCCGTGAAGGTGAGAAATGTGAAAGTAATGGACGACACAGATGGTGGATTTCATTGGGAATACTCCACACTCACTCATTTGCGAGACTTTGTTGCGACGAGCGAGTCCCGCGCGACGCTTGACGAGGCTTTACAGCAGGCGTATCAAGCCGTGAAGGTGGCTAGGGTCTAGCCCTTCCGCTGAACCCAGCCGTCGCCCTCAGGCTCCCAGCCAGCGTCCTTGAGGAGTCCAACGATGACCTGCATCGCAATCCACTCCCCCTTGTCCAGTATCGCCTTTGCTTCGGCGAGGTACTTGACTTCGGTGGGGTGCTCTTCTATGTACTGATTGCTGTTCATATGACCATTATGGCGTCTAAGCAACCGAACCACAACCTCTAATTTATTTGTATTGTACAACAATGTTTCACGAGAAACATTGGTCGGCAGGTTGTGGTCAGACCCACTACAAGCCATAATGAAGGTATGAAAGCAACCAAGCCCAACCCCCAAGACCTCCTCCTCATCGCCTTCAAGGCTGCTGAACTGGAGGTTCTCCTGAAGCGACTCGGCACCATGCCCTCTTACTTCAACCCGAACCCAGCCGACCTGCCCGACCTGCCGTGGTCGACCACGACCCTCGCCAACCTTGTGAACGACCTCGCCTCGGTCACGAGGTTGATTGACGACGAGATGGAGCAGGAAGAGTGGGGCATCACCGACGACATGGTCGACGAAATCTGCGAGGTTCTCGGATGACGCAGGTTGCGAAGCCGACCCTTACAAGCCATAATGGTGATATGAACAACAACGACACCATCGACCTCGGCATGTACACAGATGGGGGCAACAACCTCCTCGCTGAAGCCCTCATGGACGCCCTGCGTGTCCCCGCCCACGAGTTCCCCCGTGACGGACACGAGGACTGGTTCACGGCGTGGGTGAAAGCCCATCCTGTTCACAGCGGGGCCCTCGTACGGCACACCGAGTGGACAGATACCGATGTGATGGACAGGGTGGTGTGGGCGCTGTCTGACCCCGAGCGTGGCATGAGGTGGCTCACCTCCTGAGGGCTTTCCGCCACCGTGACTCCATTAGAAAAGCGCATTTGTTCCCCGGAGGGGCCCCGCGTGTCTATTTAGCGAACTGAGGGCGCGGGGCGTCCGAAAGGGGGTGTGTCATGGTTTCCTGTGGACAAATCTGTGGATAACTTTCCCTGCCTTCGGGTTGTGGTGATACCCACTACAAGCCATACTGGCGGCATGACCAAACACACCAACCCCACCCCCATCGGCACCTCCCTTCCGCTCGCCCGCAAGGTGAAGCGCCGTCCCCTCACGCCCGTCACCCACGAGGGCGACCACCCTGGTGCCTTCGGGCTGACCTACGAGGAGTTGCACGGGCTCGTGCGCTGGGCGCAGGCGATGAGGGGGGAGGTCGTGTGAACCCATCGCCCAAAATGTTTGAGAACGAGGTTGTTGTTTTGACCCTTACACGCCATAATGGTGATATGAACATTTTCATAGCCGTTTACGCAATAGCCTCAGTCACCATGATTTTGTGGGCAAGGTAGTTGCAAGAAGCCCACACTTGGGATAAAGTCCCGTTTACCTCACAACCCCCACTTTGAGGCGCAAGTGCCCCCACCCAGTTCGAACATCAGGGTGGGGGTTCTTGTCGTATTATGGGTACATGGCAGAAGACAAAGACGGGGCTAAGCCCAAAGAAGAAAAACAGAAAAAGGCGAAGCCAAGATTTCTACAAAGAAAGCCTCGCAGGTGTTGCGGTAAGCCTTCATAAACCGTACACTGACCTAATGGTAGGAAAAGACGCAGAAAACTTTGACCCCAAAGAAGTCATGGGCAAAGAAGAAGAACTCCACGACTTCTACATTGAGACCTTTGATGATTGGCTCAAGTACGGCTATGTGAAAGGCTGGTGCGGAGCCCCGGTTTGCTACACACACGACGGACTGCCGACCACAGAAGCAGAAGATGCCGAGTTTGAGGAAGGCGACCCATGCATCCAAATCGTTCGCCTTTATTGGGACGAAGACGAAAAGCGGGGCGTTGAGGAGAACCACTCACCTTCACAATGGCGAGCGAGTAATCGTGGTCTCTAAGGTTGTGAAACCATCGCTTACAAGCCATAATGAAGTTATGAGCAGATGGACTGAACAAGAAATAGAAGCCTTCCTTGACTACGAAGAAAGCAGAGCAAACGCTTACCTGTGTGAAACAGAGGACGACGAAGAGGAGACCGAATGATTACAGTAATCGGGCTCACAACCTACATCACCCTGTTGCTGTTTGGCATGAGTGGAGCAACCCTCGCCAAGCCGAAAGAAGTTCAGCAGCCCCGCGACTACAAGCATTGGGGGGAAGGGTGAACTACTACGGATTTCGTCTTGTTGTTCAACAGGAATGGGCAGAGACCAAGAACCTCAGGCTCGGACAGGTGTACTTCAACATCCTTCACGAACTACGACCCGACCTCGCAAACCGTTTACGGGGCTCTCTACACGACCCGTTCTACAGGGAAGAAATACCCCTAGAAGCAGAGCAGTTGGTTGAACGAGAGTGGGACGACACCACCGAGTTCGCTGAACCTCGCTACCTGTGACCGACAACCCGTAGTTCCTGACCGGACGAAGCCCCGTGCTTTCCTACAATGTCTTGGAACTTTACGGAGGTCAAGTCATGTTGGTAGGTCTAATAGCATTTATGGCAGTCGGAATAGCAGGCGCAGTTCCATTCGCTCTTGTATCCCTGATGGTTGAGCGGACGGGGCTCGAGGTTGCCGAGGACAGAGTTTACGACCGCAGGTTGTGATTCGGCTCCTTACACGCCATAATGGAAGTAGCAACAAAGTAACTGCGTCCAACAGGCAGAAAGCGTAAGCCCTGTTCGCCCCAGCGAAAGAAGTTGTAGGGACAAACCCCATTGGGACAATAGGCGACTGTTGAGAGCACCCGATGGGGTTTTTCTCTGCCCTTTTTTCTTCCGCCCGTCGGCCCCGCCGTCGTTCTTCGCTTCGTAAACTTTTACGCCATTGCTTTCCGCCACCGTAATACCATTAGGAAACACAAAGAGTCCGCCACGCGGGACTCGCAAATAATCAGATTTCTGATAATCAGATTTCTGAGTTCTTGTCCCCAGACTTGTGGACAAACCTGTGGAAAAATCTGTGGATAACTTTCTTGGTCAGAATGTTGTGTTCCGTACCACTAAATGCCATAATGAAGGTATGAAAGCAATCAAAACCGCAATCCGCAAGACAATCCGCCGAGCACTCGGTCAGACCCCGAAGCCCATGCCAGAGCATTGGTGGAAGGCTTGGGAGGAGTACCAAACCTACGAGCAGTAGGAGGTGCGAGGGAGGCACACTCCGCACCACAGCCCCGTGATAGCGTCGTGGCGTGGGATACGAACCGAAGTACGACTTTCAGGCAGACCTCGCTTACGGGGAGAGTGGCGAAGAAAACGCCAAGGAGTTCTTCGGGGCTGTCGGAACGGGCAAAGTTGAGGTCAAGTCCGATAGATACAGAAACGGCAAGATGGTCGTTGAGACCAACCAAAAGCCAGCAGGCAAGGATTGGCAACTATCAGGCATAAATGTGACCGAAGCCGAGTGGTGGGCTTATCGGTTAGCCCCGGACTCGTTCTTCTTGGTCAGCGTCGCACGGCTCAAGCGGTACTTGCGAGCCAACGCAGGGTCGCTCACAAAAATAAATCTTGCCCAAGATGGTGATAATCCAGCCCGGGGCTTCCTGCTGAGTGCAGACCAGGTTCGCTGGATGATGACTAGCGCAGAGTACGACTAGGCTGTGGATAAATCTGTGGATAAGTTTTGTGTACATGAGGTTGTAGTTTCTACCTTTACACGCCATAATGTTTCTATGAGCAATGCCAAGACATTCACCTACGAGGAAGTCATCGCACTTCTGAACACCTACTCACCCAAGACGCAGGCTGTGCGCCTCCACATGGAGACCGTTCTCCAAGCGACTACGGGTGAGGTCGCCCGAGCACTCGGCTGGGACAGGAGCAACACGGGTCGCCGACTGGAAGCACTTGCCGAGGACGGTGTGCTGGAAATCGTGGACGACTGCCACCATGACGGGAGGCAGGGTCGCCCGAGCCGACTGTGGAGGCTGGTCGGGTGAGCGTCCTGCGCTTGGAGGACGACCATCTAGTCCTTGACTTCCCCTACGACCCCGAGCAGGTCGCAGGGGTCAAGCGCATACACGGGGCTAAGTGGGACAAGATTGCTCGTGTTTGGCGAGCCCCCATGTCGAGCGTTGAGGAAGTACGGGCGTTTGCGACAGCCAACAAGTTCACCATTGAGCCCGAAGTCCTTATCTTCACACTCCCCTCTCGCAAGAACTCGGAGCGGGGCGTCCGATGCGACGGGAAGTGGCTGAGTATGGCGTTTGGCTACGACAGAGTGATGATTCAGTCAGTCAAGCAAATCCCAGGAGTCACATGGGACAGGAAGACGATGGCATGGCGAGCCCCGCTCACCAGCATCTCCGAGGTAATCAAGTGGGCAGACACCTTCAAGCAGGAAGTATCAGATGACATACGAGAGATGCACACGAACATCAACACATCACTTTCCGAACTCAAAGATGCTTCCCGAATGGTTGATGCGGAAGTTGAGGTCGCGGGGCTACAGGGGGAACTGCTCCCTTATCAGAGAGCGGGAGTTGCGTACGCTGCGAGAGCGAGACGGACTTTCATCGCTGACGAAATGGGGCTTGGCAAAACGCTACAAGCGATAGCGACATTGGAGTATGTGAATAACTCGTATCCAGCCGTCGTCGTGTGCCCCGCAACTCTGGTTCTGAACTGGCAAGCCGAGTACAAGAGGTGGCTTCCACATCGGACTGTCAAGGTCGTCACCGACAGGAAAGAGTTTCCTTCGGACTACGATGTTGTAGTTGTTGGTTATTCTAACATCAAACATTGGGAAAAGCAACTTCTGAACCATAAATCTTATGTTTTTGATGAAAGCCATTACTGCAAGTCGCCCCAAGCACAACGCACCAAGAGTGCTGTGAAGATGGCGAAGTCAGCCCCGAAATCCGGAACAGTTCTGTGTCTGACGGGTACGCCAGTTACGAACCGACCAGCAGAGTATGCAAGCCAACTCGCAATACTCGGAAACCTAGATAAGTTCGGAGGAGAGTGGGGCTTCTACCGAAGATACTGCGGGGCTTTCAAGGACAAGTGGGGGCAGTGGCATCTTGATGGTCATAGCAACTTGGATGAACTAAACGACAGACTTCGCTCAACCTGCTACATCAGGCGTACAAAAGAGCAAGTACTTTCCGAACTCCCACCCGTCATTCACGACCCAGTTCTCGTCGACGGGGCTGCGGCCGCCATGAAGGAATACAGAAAAGCCGAAACAGACATTGTGGAGTACCTCGTTGAGAGGGCAAAGCAGATTGCGTCAGAACTTGGACTCAGTCCAAAATCTGCGGCAGTAATTGCAAAAATAAAAGCCGAGTCCAACCAGCATCTCGTTCGCCTCTCTGTCCTGCGCCGTCTAGCGGCTAAAGCAAAAATGCCCGTTATCAAGGAGTGGGTGGAGTCCCGCGTGGCGGAGGGTCGCAAGGTCGTCATCGCTGCCCACCACAGAGATGTTGTGGACGAACTCGCCCTCGCATTCGGGAACCTGCGTATTCAGGGTGGCATGGACATCAACGATGTGGAAGAACAGAAGCGCAAGTTCATGACCATGTCTTGTGAAGAAGCCCCAGTCATTGTCCTCTCAATCCAGGCTGCGAAAACGGGGCATAACCTCCAGGTCGCACAAGATGTTCTGTTCGTGGAACTTCCGTGGACACCCGCTGATGTAGACCAGACCTACAGTCGCTGTCATAGGCTGGGGCAGAAGTCTTCCGTCACCGCAACTTATTTGTTATGTGATGGAACCATTGACGAGGAGATTTATTCCCTTATTGAGCGTAAGCGTGGTGTTGTGAACCAAGCCGTGGACGGCGGTCCCGCCGATGAGGCTGAGGGGGTTGGGCAGTTGGTTCTGAGTCTCTTGGGTGTGGGGTCAGAAACCTTTGAGTGAGGTTGCATTCGTACGCCTTACACGCCATACTGTAAGCATGGGCAAGAAGCACGACATCATACGGCAGGCTCTCAACCACAAGGGCGTGTGCGTCACCAGCGGAATACCTGAACACATCATTGAACTTCTTGGTTTGCATGGATACAAAATCAAGAAGCGCAAGAAGGTCAAGCCGTGGAAGTAAGCATCTCCGTTGACCCGTGGTTGGTCATCATCATCGTTGCGTCTTTTATCGCCCTTCGTGTGTGGCACCCGATTACTTCGTACGCGGGGCGTCGGAAAAAGAAATCCTGACAGGGCTTTCCGCCACCGTAATAGTTATTTGTGTTTTGGTGGTCTTCCCGGTTGCCCCGTTTTTTCAGTTTTTTGGGTTGCTGTGTTGGCTCTCGGAATGAACTAATCCTGTGTTGTGACTCTCGTCACACAGGTTGTGGTTATGACTACTAAAAGCCATAATGGGTGTATGAACATCTTCCAAGAAGCACTAATCGCCGTATGGTTTCTCACCAAACTCGGCTTCGTCACCCTCGCCGTTATCGGCGCAAAGGTCGTATGGGACAAGTACGGACACCACGCACCGAAACTCCTTGACCTGACCCGCAAAGAGGACGAGGACGAGGATTGGCTGACCCGCCTATGACCAGCCCACTACCGCCGAGGTTGCGGCCCCGCCGATGGGGTGCTATGCTTCGGATAAATCTATTCGGAAGGATTAGACGACATGGCACACGCACTAGAAATGGACGGAGCAGGCAGAGCCAAGATGGCTTACGCCGATAGGGAAATCCCGTGGCACAGGCTGGGGAAGCCGATGGCGGGGCTCCAGACGGCAGAGGCGATGCTAGAAGCCGCCCAAGCCGACTTTGATGTAGCACTTACAAAGGTTATTGCGGTAGACGATGACCTCAACCCCCTTAGAAACCCCGACGGCAGCCCCGTGTACATCTCGGACAGCCGAGCAACAGTTCGGTTAAATCCAGATGGAACCATAGATGGTCTGTCAACAGTTGGGACTCGTTTTGTCGTACAGCAGAACAAGGACTGTCTTGACCGTGCGCTTGACATTGTCGGGGCATCCAAGGGCGACGCAATCGTGGATACCTGTGGTGTTCTCAACGAGGGTCGTGAGTTCTTCGCCTGTCTTGACCTCGGAGCATTGTTCATTGACCCACATGGTGTGAATGACAAGGTTCAGCGTTATCTGCTTGTTCGCAACGGACATGACGGAAAGACGCCGATTACTTATGCAAACACATCTATTCGTGCCGTTTGTAAGAACACGGTTATGTCGGGACTGCGCGCGGCGAACGCCGTATTCACAGCCCGTCATACACGCAACGCAGATAACGCAATTGAGCAGGCGAGTGAAGTTCTTGCGATGTCAGGAATGTGGGCAACATCATTTGTTTCTATGGCTGAGACAATGCTTCGCATCCCAGTCCCGGCTGGTTCTTCTCAGTTGGACAAGATTGTCAATCAAGTGTTCCCACACAAAAAAGACGAAACAGAGCGACAGAAGAAAAACATTGAGGACATTCATCTCCTTGTTCGTGGTCTGTATGTGAACGACAAAAACGCAGGCGGATACGGGTTCAATGGTTGGGCTGCTTACAACGCAGTCGGCGAGTATCTAGACCATTATCGGGACGCCAAGCCAGAAGAGCGAGCAATCGCATCAATGGATTACAACTCGTGGGTCACCCGCAAAAAGGTTGAGGCACAATCACTTATTCTTTCGCTGGCTTGACACACCCTGATGTCACAATGGTGTTAGTGATACATTGGGGGTCACATGGATGAGAATGACGACCAACAAGAACCCTCGGAGATAATGGCTGAGTTTCTTACTCAGTTCATGGCTTCGGGAACTGCCGATTTATTGTACAGAAAGACCTATTGCGACATTGTTGCTGGAAAGGTCTACAACGAGTTCGGGTATGACGGTCTAGCCGAATTGATGATGGCGATGGACAAAAAGGCTGACTGGATTTCGGACATTCTGATTGAAGCCCCGGACTTGGACAACATCGCATTCAAGACATACGGAACATTTGACGACAAACTCGCACAGAAGGCTAGACAAACAGAGGCTCTCCGTGAGTTCAACGAGAAACTGTGGAGACTCCGCAGAAAATACGCAAAGTTGATTGTCGCCGAGATTATGGAATGGGACAACCTGCCAGAAGATGACACTCCGCAACTTTAGAGAACGGGCTGGCGAAGTCAAGCCGTTCAACGGGACCGACGCAGAACGGGCAGAAAACAGGCTTTCACACGCATGGGTACAGGTTCCTAACCCGATGAAGGCAATGCCATTGCCGAAGAGTTGGGTTGAGCAACTCAGCAAAGAAGAGGCTTACGAACTAGCAAAGCCCAAACTAGAGACATGGGGGAAATGCTCGGTGTGTGGGTGCTGGTTCAACGAGGAAGAGGCTTCTTGGAAGTGTGGTGAAGCGCCCCGCTTCACAGAGTCAAAGTTCTAAGTGGGCTTGGAGGGAATCGAACCCTCACTCCAAAAGGAACAGGAACCTAAATCCTGCGCGTCTGCCTGTTTCGCCACAAGCCCTTGGTGGGTTGCCTGGGACTCGAACCCAGAACCTGCGGATTAAAAGTCCGTTACTCTGCCAATTGAGTTAGCAACCCGTATGCGGGACTAACGTTTCAATCCGTGATAAGACTCAATCTCTTCGTATGAATCTCCGAGCAGAAACTTCGTTCTATCCCCACAGCGAGGACAGCGAGGTTCACGACCGTCCATCAGGTGCGAACGGTGTGCGCTACACGAGCAAAGCAGTATGACTTCTTGCCCGTACTGGTATTTCAGTTCTTGCCTGTTCACTACCATCATTATGGCATGTAAGGGGGCAAACGTCAACTCGGAACAACAGAAGTTGGTGGAGATTTTACTGGTATTGGCGGAACGCCCTCGGTGGAGTAGCCCCGCTTCTTGAGCCATCTCAGGTGCCAACGGCGCGTCTCCTTGTCGTACTTCCCGTTGACAGGGAGTAGCAACCATGTTTGGAGGTCTCTAACTATTCTATTCTTTTCGCCGAATGCGAACTTCGCATGGGGGACAAGCGATGGCTCCTCTGCGTGGTAGTAACGGGGCTTGGCCATCCGGTACTTTCCTGTGGCTTTTGACTTGTAGCAACCCCACCCGCCGAGACCTACTGCTGGCTGAAAATATGGTTTGTTATTTAGTTTGTCGTCGAGTGTTCTGTAGGACTTTGTTTGGTAACCCTCAACAGCAATTCTATTAGCAACTATTATTTGCTCTTCACGGGTTGCCCCGCTCGGATGCTTGGCGAACTCTCTACCCCCGAAGCGGTTCCATGTTCCGACATAGATACCCAAGCCTCCAGCCCACTTACCTCTGTCCTTCCAGTTCTGTGCTGTTTCACACTGAGCAAGTTTGTCCCAAAAAGCCTTTGGTGGACGGGATTTTTTGTGGATAACGATGGTGGACCTGATTTGCTCAGCCCTGCTCACCACCCCTGCTGTACTTACATGCTGCGGGGCTTCCGTTGTTGGCGGTGGCTCCTCAGCAATTCCCTCTGCATGTGCTACAGCGGGTGCGAGTAAAAGCATGGAAATGGCAAAAGCCAGGGTTTGTTTCTTCATGGGTCTCCAATGTCCGAGGGATAGGTCAACAAGCAAATAACACGCGCTTGCCTATTTCGTCAGCGGATAACTGAACTAATACCAGTTTACCTGCTTGGGCGGTGGTTGTCTACACCTGAAAACCCTTACCCAGCAAGGGTTTGCCGGGGCTACCCGCTGTAGCCCTTATGTATCAAGGGTTTGCGGACGCCTCTTCAGCCAACTTTTTTTTGATGTATTCCTCAGGGTCTTGGAGCGAGAAAGTAGCGGTAAAACTCGCCCCGTCTTCAGACGGCCCCGCCTGAAAGCCCATGGAATCAAGCATGTGGTTGGCTACCTCCTCGAAATCCTCAAGATAGGCTTCTTCTTCTTCGGGGGTCATTGTGTCAAACTCAACATTTGCCATTTCAAGCAACATTCGTGACATATGTTTGATTGTGTTGAGGCGTACCTGAAACTCGTCTTGCATAGTTGCAGTATGGCATGTAATGGGCTAGGATGCAACTTGTCGGAATCACAAAGTAGATACGGAGACAGCAATGGCAATCACGCCGACAACAATCGTGGGAAATCTCACAGCAGACCCACAACTCAAGTTCACCGCTGGTGGAAAGGCACAACTGACTTTCTCGCTCGCAGTGAATGACAACTACACCAACCAAGATGGCGACAAGGTCGAAAAGACTGCGTACTTCAATGTTGTTGCATGGGGTTACACCGCAGAGAACGCTGCGAACATTCTTGAAAAGGGAATGGGCGTAATCGTGGTCGGGACTCTCGACCAGCGTTCATGGGACGACAAGGAAACTGGTCAGAAGCGTTCAACCGTCGAAATCAAAGCGATGGAGATTGGCGCTCGTGTCGGTTCACTTGAGTCAGTCACCCGTCGTAAGTCCAATCAGGGCGATTCGTCCAGCAAGCCAGCACCGAAGCGTGTAACGGTTCCAGCAGACGAACCTTTCTAAATCGTTAAACCGCATTAGCGGAACATCTGCGAACCCCGTCCAGTACCCCCTGCTGGATGGGGTTTTCGCTATTATGCGTTTGTGACGACAGAACATCGCAAAGCCCCGCGTCGCGAAGTAGTTGAGATACGAAGAGTCGGCGGTTGGGGAAAAGTTAAATACCATCATGTGCTTTCGTGCGGTCACATGGAGACACGACCGAGAGCATCTACATCGCCAAAACTTGCATGCGTTGAATGTCTACGCACGGAGACACGAGTATCCGAAATGAAAGCGATACCACCTCCTGTCAGATTGCCAGTTGCGTCAGACGATGAAATGGCAACAGCAGAAACAGAGTTCTCTTTGATGCGTGCAACCATTGCTACGAGATTTGGTGTACCAACTGAGTCTGTTGATTTGGTAACAACGGATGACACTGGTATTCTTCGTGTTCGTTATGCGACAGTGTTCCTCACTGAAAAAGATGTGAATCGCATAACAAACAACAGGGAGGCATAGTGGGTCAAGGTGTGTTTGCTCCGGAAGACGGGGCCTGTAAGGGTTATCCGACCGAATGGTGGTTTCCACTTCAAAAAACAGGCAAGCGTGATGAACTGATTCGTCTTCGTGAATCAACGCAAAAAGCAAAAACGATTTGTATTGGTTGTTCACACAAGCAAGAATGTCTTGAGTATTCACTACAGTGGGAACCGTGGGGTATTTGGGGTGGACTTGACGAACAAGAGCGTGCTCGCCTTCGCTGGGAGCGCAAAGTGAATCTTGGTAGAGAGGGCAGAATCGTCTTCAAGGGAGTCGGCTTGCGGGACGCAAACGGCGGAGAGTTTTTGTTGGAGAGGGCTGCAAAGCAGTGACACTTCAACACACAGATGATTTTCTCTCTCGTCTAAAAGGTGTTAGAGAAACAGCAAATGGATGGGAAGCACGATGCCCGTGTCGCAATGATGACGACAATCCATCGTTATCAATATCTGAAGACGAATCAACTGGCAATATTCTTGTTACATGTCATCGGGGCTCACCGTGTTCAACAAAGCAGATATGCGAATCTGCTGGTGTGACAATGGCTTCTTTGTTCCCTCCGCAAAAGAGAACGAAAGAAAAACTTGACTTAGTAAAGACATACAACTACAATGATGTTGATGGAACTTTATTGTTCCAAAAGTTGCGATATGTAGACGGCGCTGGAAAGAAAACATTCAGACAACGCAAACCAGATGGTCGTGGTGGTTGGGAATACTCGTTAGGTGATACGCCAAAAGTTTTGTACAACCTGCCCGCCGTTGTAAAAGCAGTAGCAGACGGATACCCAATCTGGGTCGTTGAGGGAGAGAAAGATGCTGACACGCTTATTGAACTCGGCATTATCGCGACCACGATGCCAGGCGGGGCTGGCAAGTGGCTCGACATACACACCGCTGTGCTTGCTGGTGCAGAAGTAGAAATCATCGCAGACAATGATGAACCAGGAATAGCGCATGCAAAGTTGGTGTTTGAAGAACTAACAAAGGCTGGATGTAGCGCAAACATATGGGCTACACCAAAGGGCAAAGATGTAAGCGAATACCTTGCTGTCGGTGGAAGCCTTGATGACTTCGTTGCTCTCGAATATGCGCCAAAGAACGAACCCGAGGCCCCGCCTCAGGCCGATGTCTTCTCCGACGCAAAGTCGAAGTTGGAGGCTCTCCTCATCAGGAGCGACCTCACCCCACAGCAGATTCTTGTCAGAGCGCAAGACATTGCTTTACTGGCAGCGAGGGATAAGCCGACCGACTTCGGACGACTGGTTGATTGGGCTTCGTTTGTAAACGAGGGTGGAGACGATTCGTATGACTGGGTCATAGATGAACTCATTGAGCGTGGCGAGCGAGTAATCGTTGTGGCGGCTGAGGGTGTCGGTAAAACAATGTTGGCACGGCAGGTAGCCATTCTCTCTGGTTGTGGGATACATCCGTTCACCTATCAAAAGATGAAACAAATCAGGACATTGACGGTTGACCTTGAAAACCCAGAGCGAATCATCAGGAGAACATCTACCGCAATCATGAAGACTGCCCTCGCTCGTGGATACACGAATAACCCGTCTGCTCAACTGCTGGTCAAACCATCGGGGCTGGACCTGCTCAAACCCGAGGACAGAATGGTGTTGGAGAGGGCTATTGAGGACGCAAAGCCAGAGTTGCTTGTGATGGGTCCGCTGTACAAGGCGTTCATTGACCCAGGTGGTCGTACATCAGAAGCAGTCGCAGTAGAAGTCGCTCGTTATCTTGACTACATCAGAGATGTGTACAAATGCGCCCTGTGGTTGGAACACCACGCACCACTCGGTGAAAGCATGACAAATCGCCAACTTCGCCCGTTTGGCTCCGCCGTGTGGTCCCGCTGGCCAGAGTTCGGCATCTCGCTCACACCAGACCTCACAGGAGGGCTTCATGTTTACGATGTACGACATTTCAGAGGTGCTCGTGACGAACGCCCATTTCCTACTAAAATGAGGAGAGGAAAACTCTTCCCGTTTGAAGTGTTGGAATACGCCAAGGTGAACAAATGAGCAAACAAAATAAAGTCATGACCAGAGAGTTTCTGGCAGAACGGGACCTCCGTGTCTTCAAGATGCGTCAGGCTGGCGTTTCCGCTCAGGAGATAGCAAGAAGATTTGACATGTCAACCAGCGCAGTTAATATGGCTGTGCGCCGACAGTTGGAGAAGATGAACAAGGAGGCATTGCTCGCCTACCCAGAGGTTCTCCGCATGGAACTAGAGCGTTTGGATAACTTACAAGCAGCCATTTGGCCTCTGACTCAGCATCGCAAGGTCAAGATGGATGACGGTACAGAAGTAGCCGTCGAGCCAGACATGAAGGCTGTACAACAGGTTTTGTCAATCATAGACAGAAGAGCAAAACTTCTCGGCATGGAACAGTCCTCGTCCAACAACATCAATGTCAACATGGACATCAGAAACACCGAAACAACAATAAACGCAACTCTTGCCGGTGCTGCCGCCAGCCCCGCTGCCGTCAACGCCTTCGACCCAGAAACAGAGGCACGGAAACTGCTGGAAATCATGGGAGCATCTGGCGTGCTGCCATCTGCTACTGTTACTGGAATATTGGCACAAGCAACAAGAAATGAAGAAGTCTTGATAGACTCAGACATTGTGGATGCGGAGATTATCGATGAGCGATAACAAGAACATAGAGGCTGCGTTAGAGAACGAGATTGCGCAGGGTCTACACATCTCCACGGAGTTGTCACCAGAGTCGGGTCCAGCGGACAAGACAGTTCTTATCCGTTTGACTGAGTACGACAGGGAGAGATGGAAGCAGGCTTCTGAGAAGATTGGCAAGACAATGTCTCAAATGATTCGTGAAGCAGTCAATGATTTTGTAACAGAAACAATCGACTGCACCCATCCAGTCAACATGCGTCGTTACTACCCGTGGTCGGAGTTCTGCCTGAAATGCGAGACGAGACTGAGGTAACGGGGCCCCTGCGTAAGGTGCCCCTCGCTGTCGCCGCGTATAGGTATGCGGCTTGCAAGAAATGCCCGCACATGCGCAAGTGGGGCAAGAAATGTAAGTTGTGCGGCTGTTTTCTGCTTACAAAAGTTGAGTACGAAATGGAGTCTTGCCCTCTCGGAAAGTGGTAATATGAACCTTCTTTGATGGAGGTGAGTATGACCATTCTCTTTTTTGTTTTATCTATTGCGCTTGCTTGCCAGTGGGTCGCTATTGCAAGGCTCCATAGGAGAGTTGATTACATTCGTGCCGAACTGGACAGACAGGCGGGGGCAATACGGGGTATGAAGTTGATTTTTCAGATGATGTCTAAGAAGGCAAGAAAAAAGTAGAAATCTAACTACTTGTTGCGGGCGTTGCGACCCGCTCTCTCAGCAGCCTCTGTGTTTCCAACGAACTGATTACCCGCGCGACTTCCCTTGATTTTCTTTCTATTCGTCGCTGCCCTC